AAAATGAGTTGGATACGCAATATTTTAGGATTGGGTTATATTGACGATTTAATTACATACGTCAACAGGCAATTAGACGGTAAAGCAAAATATAATGATTACTCTGACGATGTTAGAAAATTAGAGGCTATATTTTCAAATCCTGCTGTTCTAAAAGTGTTCGCTTTACAATGTGATTTATTCTCATTAGGCAAAGTTTACGTTTACAAAGACGGTAAAGAAGTTGCTAATGACCCGTTCTTAGACATGATTAAAAAACCAAATCCATTTCAAAAAGAATCACAGTTCCTTTGGGATATGATGTTTTGGAATATGGTTGGTAATACCTATGCTTATTGTGATTCTAAAATAGTTTCTGAAGATAATTTATTGTATGTATTGGAAAACAACAAAATGGATTTTCCGAACGAAATGAGAACTTATCAAGATAAGATTGTTTTATCTAAAGGTTTAAGAAAAAAGATAAATGATTTTATTATTAACTATAAATATGCAGATGGAACCGGAACAACATTTCAGTGGGGAAAGATTATTCACACTCCTGATTTAACGAACGGTACAGGAAATTGGTTTAGAGGCGCAAGCAGAATAGATGCTTTGTTTAAAGTTATTTCAAACTCTGAGTGCGCTATGGATGCTTTAAATATAAACATTCGTTACAGCGGTAAATTTATGGTAGCAGGACAGGCTGATCCAAACAATGTTACACAGTTGCCAATGGGTGAGCCTGAAAAGCAAGACATTGAAGCTAAAATGAACGGAAGAAAATCGGTTCACGCTGTTAAGTCAATGATTGATATTAAACGTTTTGTTGATAATTTAAGTTCATTGCAATTAGATGAAATACAACTGAATCAATACTTTTTTATTGGCACAATGTACGGCATTCCTAAAGATGTTTTAGAGGCTTTTAACTCTGGCACTTATGAGAATCAAGAAAAAGCAAGGGGTGCATTTGTAAGTTATTGCTTAGCTCCAAAAGGGAAGTTGTTCTTTGAGGGATTTGCTTCATTCTTTGGTTATGATTTAGAAGGAAAAGAAATAATCATTGATTGGGAGCATTTGCCGTTTATGCAGGTTTTTGCTAAAGAAAGAGCCGAAACAATAAAAGTCCAATCTGAAACATTATTAAACTTAATGCGTGCCGGAGTTGAATTACAAGAAATAAATGAAATGTTAGATACTAATTTTACATTATTAGATTATGAATCAGTCAAACGAACAACTCAAACAAGAAGTAATCAATCAAATTAAGCACACAACTGATCCAATTATTAAAAAAGTATTGGAAAAACGTTTAAAAGAAATCGATAAAGAAGTAAAGAAATGACGTTAGAAGAAATCTTAGCAGACAAAGAACTTGCAATGCATAAAAAAAAGTCAGAGATTCAAAAATCTGATCTTTCAACTGTTTTGCTTGATGCTGTTCAAAAAGCAACAACGAATGGTATTGATAAACTTGAAGTATTGATTTATGAAGCGGTAATTAAAAAAGACCGTAACGAATTTATGTTCAATCAATATAAATCAGGATACGTTTTAAATCACTCTGTTGGAATGAGATACGTAAAGCTTCTTTGGTGCTATGACAATTCCGATCCTGACTATTCCCAAAACAAAGAGAACTACGATAAATATTCTAAAGAAATATTGAATCAAAATGATCTTGGAGAATACTTTTGGGCTGTGTTAGAAGCAAAAAATATAGAAGGCTCTGCGGTAGTAAAAGGATCAAACTTCTTAACTCCTGTACTTTCATTTGAATTGATTGATGAAAATACAGCAAAAGTTAAGTGTGCTATTTCTCCATCTAATATTTTAGATAGTCATAAAGATGTTCATATTCCAGGGCTTTGGAAAAAGTCAGTTAGCGAAACAAAATACGATCTATTATTGCAAGAGCACGAAATGGATTTCAATAATAAACGAGCCGTCGACACAGACACTCAACCGAGAAAAAAAGCATTTATTAATTAAACACAAAAAGTTATGTTTGAATACAAAACAGACGCTCAGTGCGAAGAAATGACATCGGCTCAACGTGATGCATATGCAACTGAAAAGAGAAAACATGAGGAAGGTTTGTTAAACAAAGCTATTGCCGAAGCAAACAAAGTACTTAAAAACGAGCTTACAGAAGCTCAAAAAACAGAGATTTCTAGTCAAATCGAAACTCTTAAAGCCGGTTTAGGAATCACTAAAGAGCAATTAGACGAGTTCAAAGAAGATTTACGTATTATCAAAGAAAATCCTTCTGCTGTTAGTGGTTTCGGAACTTTTGATCTTTATGCAGCTATTGAAACAGGTTTAAAGGAATTTTTACCTAAAGTAAAAGAAAAAGCAGCTACTGCAAACGGACAATCTTATGAGATTGAAATGACAGTAAAAGCACCTGTTAATATGTCTACAGGAGCAGTTACCGGAAACGTTGCAACGCCAATCAGCTACGTAGCACAAGACATTAGAACTTATGCAGAAGATGTAAGAGGACAAGAGTATATTTTGAATTATCTTTCTGCAGGAAATACTTCAAGAGCTACAATCGCTTATGCTGACAAATCTCCAACAGAGGGAACAATGGCAATTACTGCTGAGGGATCATTGAAACCGCTTATATCTATTTCGTTTGTAATTAGATATTCTCAGGCTCGTAAAATGGCAGGAAGAACTAAAGTTACGGAAGAAGCATTGGACGATATTCCTTTCTTAATGTCTGCTATCAGAAACGAGCTTTCTTATCAACACGCAATCGGAGTTCAAAATGACGTATTTACAGTAGTTTCTGCATTCGCTCCTGCATTCGTTGCTGGTGCATTAGCAGCAACAACAGTTGCTCCTTCTAACTATGACGCTATTAGAGCAGCTATTTATGCTGTTAAAATCACGTCAAAAGGTAAATACATGCCTAACGTTGTTTTAGTGCCTTCTGCTGATTTATACGCAATGGGAGCGACTAAAGATAAAAACGATCAGTATGTATTTCCTCCATTCGTATTGCCTGACGGTACAAAAATCTCAGGAGTACAGATTTTTGAAGTAGCTGACGGAACGACAGTTCCTGCCGGAACATTTATTGTTGCTGATTGGAGAAAATTACACTTCGAAAACTACAAAACGTTTACAGTTAGAATTGGTCAAGGTATTGTCGGAAATGCAACGGCTGCAAACATTGTATCAGATTTCGAAAGTAATCTTTATACTCTTATCGGAGAATCTCGTTACCACTTGTGGATTTATGAGAATGAAAAAACAGCTTTCTTAAAAACTACTTTCGCAGCGGTTAAGACAGCAATTGAATTAGTACCAACACCTTAATTTTAAGTTATGTCAGATAAAAACGCAGCTACAAAAGATAGCATTATAAAAAGCCAGGCTGATTACAAAGGTAATAGTCATTTCGATTTCGTTGATGTTGAAATTATAAAAGACGGAAGTTTCTACAAAAAAGGAGATAAAGACAGGGTACACCCTTCTTTGGCTGCTATTTTAAAAGAAAAGGGTTTGATTGGAGATTATGAGAAAAGCGTAAAAGAACGTGGCTCAGATGTTCCAATGCTAACAGATGCACAATCTTTACAAGTTCAGGAAGGCGAGTTGGATTTAGACGGTAATAAAGTTAAAAAGTAACAAAACATGTACATAATAAACGACACTTATTTTAATTCTCCAAAAAGAGAAGTAGCGAATTTAAACGAACCTGATAGCAAGTCATTTGCTGAATTGGAATCGCTTATTGACGAAAAGTGTCGTTTGTTGTTACTTGATTTTTTGACTATAGAGCAAGTTCAGGATTTAGAAACATATTTAGTTAATGGATTGTTACCAGCAAACGCACAGTCAACTAATCCTTTAGATCCGGATTATGTTCCGGCTATGTGGCTTGAATTGATTAAAGGTGTAAACTATGAGGTAAACGATGTTAACCTGAAATGGAACGGTTTAGCTTATTCTTTAGGAACTTACAAGGGGTCGTTGTTAGCTGATTACGTTTATTCGTTTTGGTTAGAATCACAAGTTAGTTACATGACAGGCGTTGGAGATGCTAAAGGAAATCCGAAAGGAGCGAATTTGGTTAATCCAACACAACGTTATGTAAATACATGGAATGATTTTGTTAAGGCTTATCAAGGAGTTTACACTTACAACGGTTATTATGATTGGTGGAATTACGGGTTTTACGGATATTGGAACTTATTTCCTTTCTGTTACAGACAAGGGCAAGAAGTTTCATTGATGCAGTTTCTTGAAGATAGAAGCGACATTTATCCAAATGACAACCGTAAGTTTTTCGAGATCAAAAACCAATTAGGATTATGATTGTAACAGAAACTATTTTACGTTCAATATTCAGCCAGTTACCGCCTTATATTGATGGTAATTCGAAAAGCTTTCCTATTCGTTATGAGTGGGGAAATCAAGCCGATTTGCTATTGTATTTAGCCAAGATTAAAGGCAATAAATATCCTTTAGTTTGGTTAGTTTCTGGAAGCCCTGAGATTGTAAATAGACCCGCACACACTTTAACAAGACGATGCAGATTTATTATTTCTAAGGAATCTAAAAGCGTTCAAGATCGTAATCCGACAGTTTGGGATACTGAGTTTGTAAATTGTTTAAATCCGTTATTAGAAAATGTTTTAAAAGCATTGGATAGAAGCGGAGTAACAACAATAGTTGATACCTATGAAGATTTTCGTGATGCAAATTACACTGAAGAAGATTTAGCGAAAGCAACGGATTTTTGGAACGTGATAGTTTTAGATATTAATATCAGGTTCACGGAAAAAGCGGACGGTTCACAACAATGCATTAATACCATTAAATTTTAATTAAAATGGCAGAAGATAAAAAAGATAAAGAAGTCGTTGAAACGGCAAAAGCCGA